GTTGACAAGGGTCGACTTAAGAATCTCGGGTCGATCGCGCTCCGCTTCCTTCACGGCCGCTGTTCTTGCGCGGTTCATCTTGCCGCGCTTCGTGTTGCCGTACGTCGCGCCTCTGCTGAGGTTGCATCGCTTACACGCTGGAACGAGGTTGTCGAGCGAATGGATCTCTTCTGAGCTCAGACCTAGCTCGGTGGCTCTATCGAGCTCGATCACGTGGTCGACGGTGTCGGCCGGCTTGTGGCAGTAGACGCATTCGGGCTTCTGGTCGAGGATGATCTTCCGGTTCCGTCGATAGGCGGCGTCTTGGCGTGTGGGCCGGCGGTCGCGTGGGTGGGTGGGGCTCATCGACGGTCCCTGGGGTGTGGGTTACAGCGGGCGCATCGTTCTACGTCGAGGGGGTCGAGTGGTGAGGCGACGTATCCGTTGCCGTTGCAGTCGGGGCAGAGGCTGGGGACAACCTCGCTGAGTAGTGAACTATGTCTCTGATTCTCTTCGGTCAATATTAGATCTTGAGTATTAGTTAGAGGGCCGGCTCGACCGGAGCCGGATAATCCGGCCTCGGTGAGTGACTTATCCCCATCCGAATCCCCAGGGTTATCAACATGATGCTCAGGGTTGTCGTAGACGTAGGTGTCCTGCCTCCAGCGGCCGCGTTCGTCGCGGTACTTCCGGCGTACCAGGTAGCCCAAATCCTCGAGTTCTGCGAGGCCGGCGCGGACGGCGTCTCTGCCGTCTGGTCCGACGTTCGCTAGGTGTGCGCTGGTGGTGCGCCAATGGTCCGGTTTGGAGAGGAGGAACGCTAGGAGGCCTCGGGCCTTCCAGGTGAGGCGTTCGTCGTTGAGGGCTTCGTCTGGGAGGACGGTGAATCGGTGGTAGCGGGGTCGGCGGACGATCATGTCGGGGTCTCCATTCTGAGGATGATGTGGGCGAGGTGTTCGGCTACTTGTGGGACGACGGCGTTCCCTAGGGCTCTGAGTCGGTCCATCCGGTGGGGAATCCCATGAGCCACTCGACGAACGTCGGGTTCGGTGGTCCACCTATGGCTCGTCCCAGCGTGTCGCGTTGGAGCCGGCCATTCCGTATTCGTGGGGCTGTGCCGTCCTTGTAGTCGCGTGTCGTCGGTGTTGGTAGCGATGACGAAGAGGCGATCTCGCCGGTGATGGGCGCCGAGGGCCGCCGCTGGTATGCAGTCCCATTGAGCGTCATACCGGAGCGCGGCCAGGTCTCCGAGTACCTGTCCGAATCCGAGACTAAGGTGCCCTGGCACGTTCTCCAGTAGTGCGTAGCGGGGTCGTACCACGCGAAGGCACTCGGCGAAGAGGGGCCAGAGGTGTCGGGGATCGTCGCCTCCGGCTCGTCGGCCGGCTTGGGAGAACGGTTGGCAAGGGTATCCGCCGGCCACAAGGTCAACTCTGTCCAAGGTCGTCCAGTCGATGTCACGGATGTCTCCTAGGTTGGGGATGTCAGGCCAATGTTTAGCGAGCACTTGGCAGGCGTACGGGTCGATCTCGGACTGCCAGCGGCAGACCATGCCGGCGCGTTCGAGGCCGAGGTCGATCCCGCCGATGCCGGCGAACAGCGAGCCGAACGTCATCATGGGCGGGGGATGTCCTTTAGGCGGTCGATCTCACGTTTACAGGCGTCGAAGTCGGCGAGGATGTCGGGGTCTTCGTCGAGGCCGCGTTCGGCAATAAGGGTCCGGTAGAAGCCGGCCATCTTCTCGGTCGGTTCCTTACGGCGGCCGGCGGGTGCCGGTTCGGCCGGCGGGAAGGCTTCTAAGAGCCGTTCTACGTTCTCGCGGTCCCGTTGTACCGCTCCCATCTGTTCGGCGGCTTGTGCGGCCTTCTGGGCGGGTTTGGTGGCTCGTGTGCCGAGGGCGGCGGGTTGGCGGGCGTTGATCTCGTCGCTGGTGGCGATGCCGGCGTCGATTCCGAGGCCGAGGTAGCCGAGTGCGCGCCCGAGTGCCGACGTGTAGCCGGTCATGAGCTCCGAGTGGTGGAGTGGGTGTCGTTCTGGGCGGATCGGTTCGAGTACCTGGCCTCGGATGGGGCTTGTCTCGTCTGGTGTGGGGTAGACGTGGACGGCGGTCCAGAGGTAGGTCTCGCCGGCGATCTCGTGGATCTGGAAGTCCTCTTCGACGACGCGGAGGTCTGGCCAGCGGTCGAGTGCGGCCTTGAGGCGTTCGTTTACGGTGACGTAGCCGACAGGGATGCCGCTCATTCGTCGACCTCCGGCTTGTAGTTGAGGATCTGTTGGAGGGTGGCTTCGAGCTGACGATCGAAGTCGCGCATGACGGATGGGTGCCGTTCTTCGTGGATGAGGTCTTCGAGGGCGTCGATGACCTTCTCGACGAAGCGGACGTAAGGGTCCGGTTCGTAGTCAGGGTCGGGGCTAGTTGTCATGTGTTGTTCTCCTTGTGGGTGTTGAGATGGGTAAGGCAGACGGAGCGGTGGTCGTCGTAGACGCGGCAGAGATGGCATTCCTCGGCGATTCGCCAGGCGTCGACGCGGTACATCCATCCGAACAGGTAGACGAGCCGGCCGGCGTGGTCGGTGGGGACATGGCCGGCCCAGATCGTGTCGGTAGGCCGGCGATGCTCGATATCGCTCTCGTAGATCGCGAAGTGGGACAGGTTGTTTGCGGTGCCGACGACGTGGCGGACTTCGTGTCGGTCGCCGACATCGGCGTCCTTGTAGTACCGCTTGTCGGGGTCATGGTGGCCGCCGTGGCCGTGCCAGTACACGCCGAGATGTTTAGCTACGGCGAGCTCGGTGAGGCAGGCGGCTACGTTGGCGTCCTCGACGGAGAGCATGTATTGGGCGCGTGTTGAGCTGTGCCAGGCGTCGCGGTAGTTCTGGCGGTGTCCGTACAGGCGGCGGCGTTCGGCGCGTTCTAGGCCGATCTCGCGGCCTCTGACGTATTCGTACGGTTCGAGGTAGAGCTGGATCATCTGGTCGCCTCCGTGATGATGTCGTCGACGTTGATGTGGGCGTCGAGCGCGAGGCCGTACAGGCGGGAGAACTCGGAGCCGAGAAGCCCGCGGTCGAGGATGTCGCCTGGGATCGGTTCGATACAGAGCCGGTGGGCGAGCTCGTGGTAGGCGGTCCAGAGACGTGGATAGCGGCGATGAAGCGGGAGGTCGTTCAGCATGTCCACGGGCCCGACATGTACCACGGGTCGCACCAGTCGGCGGCACGGTCAGCGATCAGCCGGCCGGCGAGGAAGTTCGTGTATGGGTCGAGAAGGTCGTCCCAGTCGATGCCGTAGCCGGCCAGCCAGTCGCGATGGATCTGGTTCACCTGGAGGATGCCACGGTCGACAGGCCGGCCGGTGGGTGACAGGCGGTCGATGTTGCGGCAACGGGACTCGGCGTGGGCGATGCGATCGAGGAGTGGCCACCGGTCGCGAGGCCAACCTCCGAACTCGGCGTAGGGCTCGAGGCCTGGGCATCGGACGAACACGGTCGGCAGAGTCGTCGCCGGTGGTAGCGGGGCGCGGCGTTCGTCTGCCCAGATGACCGGCGCGGTGATCTGAACGGAGCGGACCGGTGTCGGCGCCGGAACGGTGGTCGGTGGGACGGTGTATAGCGGATGCTGGTACACGGTCGGTGTGAGCCCGTAGCGGTCCTCTAGACGGTCGCGGATCGGGTCGGGCCCGTACCAGGCGACCCCAGCGAGGGTCGTGAGCATGATGACTATTCGGAGCACGGCTTCTCCTGTTCGTCGGATAATCGGTTGTGCGGGACGCACCATAGCCGTCCCGTGGGACAGTTGCGCGGATTATCCGAAGAGATGACCCCAGGTGTGCCGGCCGACGATGCCATCGACGGTGGTGCCGACATCAGCCTGGAAGTCCTTCACAGCGGCCTCGGTCTTCGCTCCGAAGATGCCATCGACGGGGCCTACGTTGTAGCCGCGATCCGAGAGCTGTTGCTGGACGAGCCGTACGCGGTCCTTCGAGCGGGAGCCGCGACGGACGTAGGTGCCTGGGTAGTTCGGTGGGGCGTCCGGTGACAGCTCGGTGAGTCCTGGCATGTCGCCGATGATGCCGGCCACCCATTCCTCGGAGTCGGCGTGGGCGGGGTCGAGCTCGATATGGATCCAGTCTCCCCAACCGCCGCCGGAGCCGAGGACACCGGCGCCGTAGGTCTGCCAGTCGGCACGGTCACACTTCCAACCTCGGCCGCCGTGGCCGTACTCGTAGTCGATGAGGAGTTCGAGGCCGATGTCGTCGGCGTGTCCGATGAGCCAGTCGATGATCTGTTCGAGGTAGGCGCGGGACGAGCCTGGACGGTTGCCGCCCATGTTGCGTCGGGAGATGTCGGCCGCCCTACCGGTCGAATGGACGGAGAGGCCGCGTGAGCTCGAGCCGCGCTTCTGACGGATCCCGTACGTCCCATTTATCCAGAGGGCGCCGCCTGACCGATGCTGGATCGTCGCTACGAGATGTTCGAGGCCTGGACGCTTACCGGCTCCGACGCCTTCGCTCGTGCCGGTGTACGGCCGGCTCACTTGCCGAGCCTGTTCTTCGCTTCGGACTTCAGTACGGCGAGGGCGGCGGCGATGCCTGCGGCGGCGGCCGGTCGCCATGAGTCGATGCCGTCGATGATCGCCATTCCGGCGAACGCCTGGACGAACGTCGCGATGACGCGTTCGGCGAGGTCTTTAGGATCGTTCACGGTTGCGCTCCTGTTCCTTTAGGTAGGCGGTGAGCTCGGTGAGAGCCTTCTCTAGACCATAGATCGCGCGGAGGTTCCGGTCGGAGTTATCCGACAGATACTGGAGCCAGCGGCCACGTTCGTCGGCGGATTCCTTCAGGACGTTACGGAGAAGAACGAACGCGGAGATACCGAAGGCGAGGGCGCCGCCAACGTCACCGAGAATCGTCGCTAGGTCTCCGTTCACTTGTCCTCCCGCCGAGAACCTTAGCGAAGTAATAGGCGGAGAGCGCGGCCAGAATGCCGTCGGCGATCTTCAGATATGGGCGCCATGTCAGGCCGGCTGAGAGGTCGATAGCGAACGCGGCGTAGATGCCGGCGACCGCCCAGATCGAGCCGGAGAGGCAGAAGATCGCCCAGCGCATCATCTCGGATGGCCGGTTGAGTGGCTTCACCATCTCGGCGACGTACACCATGAGGCCGCCGGTGATGGCGAGAAGGATCGCGCCGCCTGGGTCGCTCACTTGTGGAACCTGTAGAGGTTGCCGATCAGGAGGACCGGTAGGGCGTACATGGTGCCGATCTGGATTCCCTTCGTGAGCTCTTCGAGGGTCGTGTCGTAGGCGATCCAGTTGGGCAGGGCGTCGGTTCGGCGTTCGAGGTAGAACGCGGCGTAGGTCACATTGGTGAGGGCCCAGATGCCGACGGTGTAGGCGGTCGCGGTGAAGTCGCGGAGATGGCCGCGCCATGCGCGCGGGCCGGCGACAGCGAACATCACGAGCACGAGGGCGAGGTTCCCTACCGCTTCGACGGTTACGGAGAGTTCAGTCATTGAGCCAGATCAGGACGGCGATGATAGAGGAGAGGCCGAACGCGACCCAGACGGTCACGGGGCCGGCGGGTACGGGTGCGCGGCCTTCACGGCGGCGATCGCGTCGAGCCATGCCTGCTCGGTGCCGTCGCCGCGTTGCCATTCGAAGAACAACGGATCCGCTTCGACGGTGTAGGCGGCACGGCGGGCGGCTTCGACGGCGGCGTAGGCGTTGGCGTATTCGACGGCCGGCCATGCGGCGTCGAGCTCGGCTTCGGTCGGCTTCGCGCTTGGACCGTGCCAGTCGAGGCCGTCGTAGTCGTCCCCGTTCAACGTCCATTCGGCATCGGGATAGTTCGCGGTCAGAACGGCGGCGTAGTCGGTCACGCTGAGACCTCCAGGAGCGTAATCGTGGAAGATGGGCGAGTATTGAGCGCCGAGTTCGCATCGTTCCCGCCTCGGTTGCAACCGATCGTCTTTGTGCTCACCCATGCGTTGACGGCGTGGACGGTGTACGTCGTCGCCGAGGTCGTCGCCGGACTGTCGAGGTAAGTGGCCGCAATATTCATCACGTTCTCGACGGCTGACTGTAGGACGACGCTAGACGCGAACGCCGTTGTCCGTGACCCTGCGCCGGTGCCTTCGCCGATGGACGTAGAACCCCGATAGATGCGGATCGCGCCTCGGCCATAGACGTCCGTCGCATCGCTCATGTGAGCGTCGACCATTACCAGAATCGTCGACGACGTATCTGACGGCGTGATCGTCGCCGACAGGCCGGTAATAGCGGTATCCGCTCCGGCGCCGAGCGACGCCGTGAACGTGTCGGTCTTAGTCGTCGAGACGACTTGCAGGATCTTGCCGCCGCCGCCGAGACCGGAGACGGTGGATTCGACCGCGAGAGCGAGATCTTCGATGTCCTGCGCGCCTTGTGCGACGGGATCGGTCGCTTCCGGATACGGCCAGGAATAGGTCGGTGTGGTTCCCATTTAGGTGTTCACCTGTTCTTTAGTGAGGTCGGTCCAGGTCTGGGTCGTGTCGACATTCTGCCACAGGATCGAGCCAGGTACGTCGACCCATCGCTGGACAGGACGTGTCAGGGTCGCTTCGGAGATCGACAGGTCGACGGTCGCCGTGTTGCGCGTGATCGTGTACGTCGCGCCTTCGACGAAGTAGTCCTGAGGGAGACCGTCGAACAGCTCAGGGATACGAAGTAGGAACGCTCCGGCCGTGGACGCGGTCACCTGGAATGTCTCCCAGGGCATGTCAGCGTCGAGGTCGTCCCAGGCGAGCGTCGGCGGTACATCCTGCCAGGCGGTCGCTACGCCAGGCCGGCGGATCGGCGCTTCGATTAGCACGTCGTAATCTGCGGCCGTGAGGACATGGGCGGGGACTGTGATTCGGTCGAGGTAGAACGCGGGGACTGTGGCGCGTGCCAGCTCGAAGTCGGCGTAATCCTGGGCGACGGTGGACGAGTCGAGGTATGTCCCGATCTGTTTAGTGAGGATTCCGTAGGTCGATATCGAGGTCGTGTCCGATGCGGTCTCGGTACCGGTCGCGTAGTCGATCTCGACACGGTTGACGAGCTGGGAGCGGCGCCGTGTCACCTCGAAGTCGATCAGGACTTCGTCGTCTTCGAGCTCTAGATCGGCAACGTAGGTGCGGCGATCCGCGGACGTTGTGAAGAACACGTTAGAGCCGGCGTCCTGGTTGAGTAGGCCTTCGACGGCGGACTGGGCGACGGTCTGGAGGACATCGGAGGCGGTGTAGGTGCCGGCGGGCACGGTGACGGCGTCGCCTGCGTCGAGCGCGTAGAAGCCTCCGGCCGGTTCATATGACGGCGACGAGATCAGGCCGTACAGGCTGGAGAACACGTCGAGGACGGTTCCCGTCGCGCCGGTGGTGGTGATCTGTTGGCGGGCGAGGTCAACGATCGGAGCGGACACGGCGACGAGCTGGATCGCGTCACGGTTCACGATCAGGTCGGTGATCTGACCGACAAACAGAGTGTGAGTGCCGGCGGTCGCCTGTTTGTCGACGGTGACCTGGACGATCTGGCCGATCTCGAAGTCGTTCGGGTCGACCGCTGGGTTGTCGCGGTGGACGAGCTCTACCGTGGCGGCGTGCGGTTGGATGATCGCGTCGACATTGTCTCGGCCGACCTGGATCGTGATCGCGTTCAGCGCCGAGGAGCTGTAGTCGGTGCCGGCGATGGTGACGGCGACGCCGGTGTCCATTAGACGGCGGAGGCGAGGCCGAGTCGGGACTGGTCGCGTTGGAGGATCTGGCGGATCTGTTTAGCGGTGGACACCGGATCGACCGCGCCGTTGACGGTGATGTTGTAGGTGTTCCCCTTGCCGCCTCCGTACCGGTCGAGCTGTGACAGCGGGATGATCGCTTCGGGTCCGGCTTCTCCGACGAGTCCGAGGGTGGGGCCGGTGACGATGCCGCCTGACGCGAACGGTGTGATCGCGCCGAGGAATGATCCGGCGGCTCCGACTCCTGGGATCGACTTCAGGGCATCGCCGACCTTCGACGCGGCTGATCGGATGCCGTCGACGATTCCCTGGATGATCTTCCGGCCGAGGTCGAGGCCCCATCCGAGGACGGTCGGGATCGCGTCGTTACGGATCCAGTCGCCGAGAGCGTCGAGGAACTTCACGAGGCCGACGATCGCGTTCGGTGCGAGGTCGATCAGCCATGACAGGAGCGCGACGCCGAGCCGGTAGGCCTGTTCGGCGAGCTTCGGGAACGCGACGGTCAGGATCCAGTCGAGGATCTTGACGAGGAACAC